GCACAGGAGCGCGGTGCGGATGGTGCCCCACTTACCCTCAGGCAGGGTGACGGTCGTCAGGGTCTCAGCGTTCCAGGGGGCAGCGGTCATGGGTCGTTTGCTTTGGTTCCCATAGTATAAGACCCCCAGCGGCGAACCGTGGGGGTCTGGGGTCAGAGTCAGAACTGGATCGCTTCGAAGTGGGCAGCGGCATCCGCGATGTTATCCTGCTCAATCCCGTCCACAAGGGTCTCCAGGATCTGCAGGATCTCATCCCCATTGCTGCCACGGCGGAGCAGGGAGATGGCAAGGTTAGCGGTCATGGTTGATTTGTATCAGTGTGGTTTGCTGGGCGTCTTTCAGGGCGCACCCGCTCCCATTGTATCAGGCAGCGATCAGAACATCATCCTCCCAGCGGGCAAACTCCAGGACCTGATCATAAGGGGTCGGTTCGGGTGCGCTCGCTTTCATAATGGCAGCGCGGCACTGGGCAGCGATCTCATCGATGGTGATGGCGCGGTCGGTGGCGGGGTTGTAGCGCATGGGTCGTTTGCGGTTGACTTTAGAATTCTAAGGGGTCAGGGGGTCGGGTCTGACCCCCACTGTGTCAGTTGATCAATCGGCATAGAGGCGCTGAAAGTCATCCACAAACTCCCGTGCCTCATCGCCTGACATACGGGAGACCATTTCACGGGCGACGGTCTCCCAAGAGAAGTCGTCTGCCAGATCATAGATGGCAGACCGTGCCTGAGAGGCGGTCAGTTCGGAGGCGGTGATCTGAGCGTAGGTCATGGGGTTGTCTGAACTGAGATCAGTATAGAGGGTCAGGGGTGCTCAGTATGCCAGGAGTGTGCGGTTTGCCCACTGTCCACGGCTCAGGTCGCGGTTGAACAGCAGGGGCAGCATGTCACGGCGGCGGCAGTGGTGACCGCTCACACTGCCAGACTGCCACTGCACAATGGCGCGGCGGGTCAGGGGGGAGAGAATGATGTGCTCACAGGCAGAGCTGCCCTGGCAGTCCACGTTGATGAACACAGGCAGGTGATCCAGGAGGAAGTTCAGCATGGTGGGGTGGTTTGCTGTTGAAAGAATTCTAAGGGGTCAGGGGGTCAGAAGGCGACCAGTTGATCCAGATCCCATTGTGGCACAGTCTGAACGGTGCCGCCGCAGTTCTTCCGCAGCCAGGCGTTAATGTGCTTCGTGGTGGTGGCGCTCCACTGCTGGGCGGTACGGATCCAACCTTTGCCAGGCACAAGCGCGGCAACAGGGGTCACGTAGGAATACAGGATGCAGGTCCCGTCTGCCAGTTGCACTTCCGTTTGGTTGCTGCCGATCTGCTGAACGATCATGGGGGTGTCCTTTGAACTGAGAGAATTCTACAGGGTCAGCGGGCGATCAGGTCGCCTGCAGTGTACAGTGCCTGAGCTGTCACACTCCGCACGGGGCGGATCGGTTCCCATAGGAGGCAGAGTAGCACGGCAACGGCAGCAACTCTAAACATGGTGGCGCGGTGAAAGTCTGCGGAGCGTGAGCGGGTCAGGGCTTTGATCATGGTGCCAGGTGAGCGGGGGAACCACAGGACCGATAGAAGTCTACCATGCGCATCGCCTCATCATAGGTGGCGAACCATTGCGACCGCCACTCACATGCATTGTAGGGAACCTGATAACGGACTTCGTAGCGGGTCAGTGCCATGGGGTTGGTTGCTGATGAGATCAGTATAAGGGCTCAGAGTGGCAGATCAACGGGGTGTGTGCCACCTATTCAACTGGCACACTGAAAGCGACCGCTGTTGAAATTATGATAAGAAAAGCACTCACGATTGACCAACTTAAACATACCAAACTCATTGGTCATCACATAACCTTCCGCATCAATTCTGTTACCATGAATGTATGCTGCAGGACCATCATTGCGGCAGATGAACAAACAATCATCTTTGATTGACTTCACCAATGCCCACAAACGAATCAGATTAGGATCACAATCAAAGTCCTCTGCAACGATGTTATCACCAGTACGAATGCAGGCGTTCAGTTGCTGTTTGATCTTCGCTGCTTTCTTATCAGAAACAAACTCACACGCCGTGGACATTTGACGAGCGAAATCTACCACTTCCTTCACATCAGCGAAGGACTCTTGATTGTACAGAATGTATGCTTCAGGTTGCACAAAGAGCACGTGATCGGTAGACTCCAGACAAACATTCAGCGGTTCAGCAACAGCATCACGCAGATCATTCTCAGCACGATAGAGTGTATGAGGCGCGACAATGATGCTCTCAGAAACTACCTCTGAGAACTTGTATGTGATAGTGTTTGGAGTGTATTCGCTGAGTCCACCAAACCCGATAAAATCACCTTGGATGATAGAATCGATGCGAGGCAAAGAATCCAGGCAGCAGTGAAGAATTTGCGCGACATTGCCTGAATGGTTTGCATCGATGTCCTCGTGAGATTCGTTAATTTTAATTTTCACTTTGTTGAACACACTTTTGGTGCCCACAAAGAAATTACCAGTGGCAGGATTCGTACCCCAAACAATCGCAGGGGCACCGTCAATCTTAACACTCAAGGTGCCAGGATTGACGAACCAATTCAAAACAGAAAGATCACCCGTGAGGATGGTATCTTCGGGGTGCTCAAGGTGTGTGTTTTTCATACTCTTAAGATAACAGGGGTCACGGCGAACCGCAACCCCCCTTGTGCCACTTACTGAACTGTCACACTCTCAATCAGTTCTTGAATGACATCTTCATCATAAACATTAGCAATCTCATTGAGAACATCTTCCTCATTCAAGTGAGATAGATTTTCCACAATGGTATCATACGCAAACTGAATCAAACATTTGGTGTCCATCTCATCAACAATACGCTCAGCGTAGTTTTCAACGAGTTGGTCAAGTTGTTGGGAAGTAAGAGTCATTTTCAATAATCGTAGTTTGCGTTCAGGTACTCATTGACATCAAACTTCTCAGTATCACGAAGTTCGGGAATGTCAAGGTCAAAAATCTCACCAGGCATATCCTGGATTTCAGACCAGAGTTCATCAAACATTGGTGTGTCCCTCAGTGACAAATGTAATTTATCAGGGGGGCAGCACGAACGCAACCCCCTGTGTGCCACTAACTCAACTGGCACAAGCAACGAATTCTTGAAGATAGTAGTCCAAAGGTAACTCTAACTCTGCTGCTTTAGATTCCCATTCATCCCATTCTTCCTGAGAAGCATCATTCAAAAAATCTTCAAAAGTATATTCAAAAGCAGGACCACACATTGGCATCAATTGCGAACGAAAGTAAACATAACTGATCAGGCGGCAGATATCAACCCCCTGTGTGACAGTTTCATAACCGTCCTCATTCTCAATAACGAAATCTTATTGAGAATCAATAAAGACTTATAATTGAGAATATGTGCCAATATAAGAACTGGCACATTAATACAATTCGCTGAAATCGCGGATGGTAGGATACACTTCCTCATCACCTTCGAGTTGTAATAATTCCCGCCAATTAATATTATCTAGATCTAGGTCATCATAACAAATAAGATCTAGTGTAACCTGTACTAGGCGCTTCTGTGTAGTAGGCATAATTCTAGATGTAATGTGTACTATGCGTAATGACGATATGCAAGCGTTTCGTAATCTTGCCCATCTCGTGCATAATCCTCGTCGAGATCTAGTGCATTATGCTCATAGTATGAGTCCTCGTCGAGATTGTAATCGTTGCTAATTGTATAGTCGAGATCGTAGTCGTCGTACATAAGCTCGTCGAGATTCTGTGAGTGACTGTATAATTATAGCATAAAGCTCGACGAGATGCAATCTAGATGTAGAGCTCGTCGAGATTCATAAGAGTATATATGTATTCTCGACTAGATTTATGTGCTTCTCGACACATAAGGTCTCGACTAGATTTTATCACGAACTCATAAGAATGTCAAGGTTCTGTGAGTCTTATGTGTGGGTCTGGGGACTTTTTCGCGCCGTGGGGCTTGACAAACTCTGCGTCTTATGCTATACGGGTAAAGGTCACAAGACCTCAGCACATTTATGAGCATTTAACACACTTATAAGACTCAAGACTCAGAGGCATTTATAAGCATTTAACACACTTATAAGACTCTACATTTACAAGCACTTATAAGCATTTAACACACTTATAAGATTCAATATACCTACCTATTCTCAACAATAATACTCAATTGATTCTCATTAATTATTCACTTATTGAGAATCAAATAAAACAGCAATATATGTTTTTTAATATATTTTTTAATTAAATTAAACCTTTTTTATTGATTTTTTAACCTTTCATACCTTTTTTCTCTTGTTCTGCTGTCTGCGCTAAATGCATTGTAGTATGAAGACGTTGCAGATTTGCATAACGATTATGTTGACGTGTTGCTAATGCTTTGGACTTAACTTCTGCGGCATTGACCTTTGCTTGTTGTACAGAAATTTGCTCCATAAACTGAAAGAACGTCTTCATCTTGATACTTGAGAATGTAATGATATTTAGAATACAGGTACTATCTCAGTCTCTTTACATCCTTGCTGTTTAATATACTTCTCCCAATCAGTAGCATCTTCAATCGTATAGAAAGTTACGATTTGTTTTGAGTATGCTTTCTTCTTTGGTTTGAGATAGATCACTTGGTACTTCATAATAATACAGATTAATTGATGGTCCGTCGTTCCAATGTCTTATGACCCCTGCAATAATGAATAGATTAGTAAGAAGATAAGTACCGAATATAAGAGTGCGTATATGAGCAATGTGGTCTGATTCTCTGTCATCTTTACTTGCCTTCTCACCTAATGCTTTTGCCCAGAGTCTCCATAAACTTTTACTTTTCATAAGACTGTCGATTACCGTGAATGATTTCTACTTCTTTCCATTGTTCAGGATACACCAAAACACACACATCCTTTGCCTTATGATCAAATGCTCTCATACAAATAGTAATATAATTTGAAGAGATAAAGCGCACTGTTCCGATCATATTTTTATACTGAACTTCTAAACCTTCGGCAAAGGATTCATACTTCATACAAATGCAGATTCAAGTGGAGTTTGTTTTGGTATCATAGCAGAATAAGGTGTTGTCTGTTCTACACTAACAACGTTCCCAACTGTACTTGAGTTGATGGGGGCGTGATATACTCTTTTCTTGGAGTCGTAGAATCCCCAGATTGATCGCACAGACTTGCCAAGGTTATAATCAAAAGTAGCAGAGTTGCGAATCCAGATGGCGATCGTATTCCTTTTGAACTGTTCGAACTCATAAGAATAACCTTTGGGTGGTTTGTGCGGAAACTCAATTGTCACGGACTGCGCGAAGATAGTTTGGATTATGACCTGCAGCAAGGTAATGTTGCAGCAGTTGATCACATTGTTCTTTGGTCAATTGCTTGGCATCTTCTTCAATCAATTCCCAACCTTCAGTAAACAATTCTTCAATACGATAGAGTTGTGTCACGTTGTAAATGCCTCCAGAAGTCCAGACTCATAATCATCCTGCAATGCAAACTTTTGAGAGTTAACGACTCTTTCCATAATGCGATCTTGATACCGTTCATCAAACGATTGTTCCTCTGAAAGAATCGTAAATGCTTCAGTATCATTCTCAGCAATTAGATTAATCAGACCACCATACTCAGAAGATGGAAACGGCACCCAGTAATCAACAATATAAAGATATTTCATTGTATGAGATAAATTACTCCTTCATTTTAGTGTACTTGTTGTATCCTGTCAAGTTGGCAAGTTGACGTTCAATCTCAAACTTAATGGGCAGTAAATGAGAATTGAAGAAACCAGCGTACTGTCCATCTTTCAGAAGATTGCGAACATTCTCAATCTGCATTTGTGCCAGAATGAGTTTTGTTTGATCATTCATCGTACTTACCATTGTGATGATTCCGAGCAGCGGTCATCAGTATATCAGTGACAGAATAACCAAATGCAAACCAGGCAGCGCCGATTGTCAGTGCAGTGAACATTAGATAAACTCCTGAATGTAATAATCTACGGTAACATTAAATTCTGCTGCTTTCGTTTCATACAGCAGTTGAGTGTAATTCTTTGCTTCCTCCCATTGTTGAAAAGAATCAATCTGCTCTTCAGAGTGTTTCATAAAATCAGAGAATGCTGAGAGAAATTGTGAAATGTCTTCGTCATTCATTTTGAACAATCCTCAACAGGTAGACAGCGATTGTAAGAATTAAACATTGCTTGGTCACGGTGAATGAGAAACACATTCCAACCAATGGCAATGGTCATTCCAGTCAGAAACAACGTTCTCAGTTTCATCAGCAGGCACCGTGAAAAGGATTTCCAAGTTGAGGCAGATTAGCATTGTCACGGGTTTCAGTATAACCCAGTGCCAGACGCTCACGAATCTCCAGCATCATCTCCACACGATTCAGAAACTTCTTCGACATCACATTGCCAGCATCCTTGAAGGTCAGAACCTTCAGATACCACTCCTTGCTCACATCACCATAAGGCGTCTGAACGGGGTAGAAGTCAACAATCATATTGCCATCGCTGCTGGTCAGTTGAGGCGTAGAGAGTTGAGCAAGTGCCATTGGGTGTCTCCCGATTACCTTCTTATTATAGGGGAAGAACTGCCTCGCTGCGAGTGCGTTGTGCCAGTTTACCAGCTGGCACAGTGAGTTCTTCCATTATGATTTGTTTTGGTAGAAAGTTCCAGCAATAGTAACTGCTGCTGAACGTGATCTTATCATTGGGGCGACCATCAGGACTATGAAACTTCATTCGCTTGTCAAACATCAACAGTTGCAGATCTTTGTCCTTAAACAGTTGCTTTGGTGCAGAATCATTCAACCACGTGTTTGTCATAATGAGCGCAAATGGTTTACCAAATGATAATGCTCGCTCAAAGAACTTTCGCTTGTTTGTGAACGGTGGATTCGATACAATCACATCCCATTCAAAGTTTGGGGTGTAGGTAAGAAAGTCTTGCCCAGTTGAAATGTGTGTTGAGATGACTAAATTTTGTGCTCCAATCTGCTTGACAAACTCACTCTCTTTGGTATCAAATGGACACCAGACTTTAGCATCTTTGGGAATGTATTTCAGAATGGGTGTGACACCGTAGGCAGGAGTATAGCACTCATCATTATTCCCTTCAGAATACATTAGTTTGCCACTGTCAAGAGTCATAGAACTTGTGTACCGTATGAATAGATTTCTTTGCGAGTCAGACTTCCAGAAAGGCGAGGATCTTTGTGCTTACCTTGAATCTTACGTTCCCAATCTTTCTTGAGTTTAGGCAGCAGAATCATCAGCACATCGTTACCAGTGAGTTTCCACACTTCTACAACTTTACCACCTTCATAGCGGGCAATGTAGTGATTGGAATACTTACCAAGTTTTTCCTCAATCAAATAACGCTCCTGCTCTTCCCAAGTATCTTGAACACTGATACCATTATAGGTCCCATTGATCGATTTAGCAATGGTAGATTTATATTCACACTCACCATCTTCATCCACAGCATCAGCACCAGAATAGGTTTCTGCTACTTGATGTCCAAGAATACCTGCAAGATGAATCTCACGCGAACGAGCATAACTGAAAGGATCACCCCAACCTTGTTCCTCACAAAGTTGATACATTTCCTCAAACAGTTGTTGAAACCTTTGTTCGGGAGTCATTTTTGTGGTTTAAACTATCTTGATAGTATAGGTCAGAAAGACGGCACCACGTCGTTGCGTAGGACAGTTCCTGATCTGTCCATCTGCTCAAACACCGTGTAAAGTTTGTTATACAGTGCTGGCACACTTCCATATTCCCGTGCAATTCTATGTTCTTCACGCAGATTCAGTTCCTGCAGTGCAGATAGAATTACACCAATTTCGTGAACATTCAGTTGTACAGTTGCTTCAATCATTGTTATCAGTCCCAAGATACGTTTTGAAGTAGAAAACCAGGCATCACCAGTGACCAAGCACCACGCTCACCAGTACCAGCAACTTTATACTCCCACTTGTAGGCAAACTTGTTATGACTGTCCCAAGTCATAAAACCTTTTTCTTTATCAAACCAAGATTTGATCGTCAGACCAAACTTATTGGAGTAAATGTTACGGGTTCGCAGTGCTCCACCAGACTCACGGGTTTCTACAACCTTACAGGTATCAAATTGAGCCTGAAGACCTACATCCAAAGCACAAGGAGTTTCATACACAAACGGACGATAAACTTTCGGTTTTGCTGGTGCGGTCTGTGCCAATGCTGGAGAAGCAAACAGCAGGGCGGTCAATAGTAGAAGTTTTTTCATTCTTCAGAAGAATCAAATGCAAGTTCCAGATAATTATAACCGATCACCTGTCGTCCTTGGTGAGTCGAAGTATTCACATTCACACCCTCATTTTGCAACTTTTCAACGCGGCGATTGGTTGCTTCGTTCAGTTTCAGTGTCCAATAATAACTCATAGTTTTCCTCCTGTTTTGTTATATTCTATCATATATCTGCGGGCAGCGTAAGCCTCAAACTCAGATGGAAATGATGCAATGGTCCTGTTGGTATCAGTCCAGACCAGATACCAACGATTCGCAAACTGTTTGATATAAATGGGTTTCATACAGAAGGAGTAACGTTGATCTCTTTAATGTTCAACCCACAGAGCTGATTATAGACTCGATTGAGTATAAGATCACAAGCACGAATTGCCTTGGATTTCTCATACCAAATGGTCACACATCCATCGTAGGTTTCAACTTGAACGCGATACTTACTCATTGTTCAGTCCTCAGGGTAGAGTTTCCAACCATCAGGGCGAATGCCCATTTCTTCACAGCGCACCTCATAAACAATGCGCTTCAGAAGTTGCAGCGGCATTTCATTTTCAATCTTTTTCTGAATGGTGCGGCGAAGTTGGGCGTCTTGTGTAGTGTCGGTGACCATCGCGGTTCCCTTGATTACCTTGTAATTATACTGCCACCATCAGGCGATTCGGAAAGAACTGTGCCACTTGTTGGACTGGCACAGGGTTCTTTTCAATCAAATACTCCAAATATAGGGTTTCTTCTTGCTCCCGTGCCTCTATTTCGTGTGGTTGATGCCAATAGTCGTACTTTTCGACAGGTTCTTTAGAATAACACAATTTTCCGTATCGAATCCGCAGCGAACCGACTACCCACTGCCGCAGGTGGACCAGTTCGTGTAAAAGAGTTTTTATATACAACTCCTCATCCATATGGGTGTTGATTTCGATGAAAAACTCACGGGGTCGGTAAGTTTCTCCCACAACATCACAATAACCATAGACATACTCACGACGAAGACCACGATGAACAATTTCCAACTCAATCTTATGACGGGGCAGAAACCTACTCAGAAACCAAGTGGTAACGTCCTCACAGAGGCGTTTAGAATAACCGTATCCAGAATACGTGATGTAAGACATTGACCCCAGTGCAAAAACCAAATGAAGGATGAAACAAACAAAAGTTTTTCTTTAGCGGTCATCGGGCAATGATGTCCAGAGATTCCAGCAACATCATAGAAAGTTCCACCTGATTATCTTCATCAACCACAGGAATGTTGGCATCCACAAACTCACTTGCAAGTTCGTGAAGCAACTCACACATTCTCTCATCGGCGTGTGCAAAGGTAGCAAACTCAGACTTGAAACCGTTGCACAGAAGGCGCAGAGACTTGGTGACGGTCAGTTGTTGAGCGGTGGTGTCCATTGCGGGTGTGTTGAACATAAGGTTATTATAGGGCATCTGGGGTGCCGTGAAGCACCCACTGTGCCAGTTCTCCAAGTGGTCAGCGAGCATAAAGGTAAGAACCTGCCCAGTCAGCGTGTTGAAGCAACCATTCACGCTGCTCAATGATGCGAAGATCATAGCGAACACCTTTCGCAGGTGCTTTCCAACTAGCAGACTTATACACTTGACCAGTCTTCTTGTCCACAAAAGCGTGAACAGAGCGAGAACCATTCGCATTCATAATGATTTTATGATACTTCCGACCCGTTTCAGGGTAGAAGTTATAGTCACAAGTGCCTTCCTTCAGTTTAGCAATTTGCTTCTGGTGATAAGCAATACCAGTATCAGTATTACCCTCCAGACGCTCAAGAGAACGCTGGTGCATTTTGATGCTGTAATCAATGTAGTTCTGACGCAGTGCCTCACAGAGAGCATAGGTGTGCCCCAGAACAGCAGCAGCGATGTCTTTCCGTGCCTCAGCAGCAGCGGCGTAGTCAGCAAAGGTGGTGGTCATTGCCTGATTGCGTATGTGCTTATTATAGCGGCACCTAGGCACCGCTGAGGGGGTCAGTATGCCAGTTCTGAATCTGGCACCCAGGGTTCATCATCACACAAATATCCCATCCAATCTTGAGGGTCAGACTCATACATTGCGATTTCCCGCAGTTCGTCAATCAGTTCAGACAGGTCCATAATGATCCTCAACTACTTGGGTATTATATCAGAAAGCGGACTAAACCGCCAGTGCTCCACTAGGAATTTCAACGACTTCGGGAAGTTTGCTGTCGTCAAACTGATGCATATTATAGCAAACCCATTCACCACTACGGAAGACATATGCATACTCTTCGCTATTATCAGGCAGAAGATATTCACACAAGTCAGCATCAAGGCGAGGAGGAGTATCTTCACCACGCTGAGAATAATACTCAGGTTCGTTGTTATCATTCCAAGCAACAGACATATCACCACCGTCAATCAGTTCGGCAGCAAGTTCTTTGCTATTGTAGTGCGTCTTCAGGATGCGACCCAACCAAGCTTCATAACCATCCCAGTGGTGATAGGCAGACAGGATAGAACCATCAGCAAGTTCAAGACCGATGCGAGCGCGAGTTGCCATTGAGGCGTTTGTTGATTACCCACATATTATAAGGGGTCCCCAGTGCCCTGAGAACCCCCTTGTGCCACTAAAAAAACTGTTCTACTCCGACTGGTTCACCAAAACTGTAATCATATGTTAATGCATCGTGGCAAACATAGTGTGGGTGGTTTGTAGAAACTCCCAACCTTTCACACATTTCTTTATGATTATCCTCCATCAATTCAACAGAATATAACATATGATTTAAAATGTGATCAAGATCGTGATATTCAAGAAGTTTATCGCGCAGAGCAATCATAAAGTTGCCAGAACCAGCAGAATTATCTAAAAATATAGAGTTTGGATCTTTCAGTTTTTCTTCTGGCAAACTTTCTACCATTTGTCTACACACTTCAATGGGTGTGAATACTTCTTGTGTTACCTTAATGCGTTCATCAGATCTTTCAACCGATGACCCCACTGTTTTGTTGTGTTTGTTTTTGATATTCTTCGATGATTTCTCCTTTTGAGACGTGATTTCTTCCATTTGTATTCGCACCAATTTTAACAAGAGTATCTTCTAATGACACAAGAGTATCAATAGCATTAGGATTATTTGCGTGAATAAAGAAGTGATCAAGACTTTCACCCTTCTTTGGCAAATACTTTTCAAATTCAGACCTAATCATTCTACCAGCATTACCAGAGCGAATGATAACAAGATCTACCCGCACTTTTCCACCACTAACACTTTTATAATCAAGAAACTCAAAGTCTGGGTGACTGGTAATAATATTAATCTTTTTCCTAGGAGTATCACTCAACCGCCATTCTTGAATAGCAGCGTGAATACCAACAGGAAATGTACCAGGATCGCAATCTTTATCGCTTACACATTCAAGATATGGGTTACGGTTAATGATTTTATTCTGACTACCATTCTTTCTGAGAGAAATAGGTACGATTTGAAGAATCAAACCATCTTTCTTTAGAGTTTCACTAGACTTTGCCAAAAAGTCAATCGCAAGGTTGCCACCATTACCATATGGATAGTTACCGATAATGACATCAAATTGCTTTTTCATATCAAAAAACTCTTCTTCAGTGACAAGATTAATTGAATCAAATTTATCTCCCAAAAGTTCTTTACAACCATAAAAATACTCATAATCTTTTTCGGTATATATGTTGGTGAATCCCATATTCACCAGATAATCACAAAAACGACCATACGCATCTTTAGGAACGTATATCATAGCATCTTTTGACAGATTTTTCAACCTGTCACACATATCATAGACAGCAGAACGTTGAGGAATGCGGAACATATCTTCCTCACGTTTCTTTGCTTTCTTTACCTCTGTGCTAGGACTAATACCAAACCTTTTTTCAAAGTTATAATAGTAGTCATTCAGTTTTTGAATCTCTTTACCAACAAGAAACAGTGCTGTTTCAAGATCTTCAATTTTAGAGTTTACAATTAGTTCTGGGGATCCGCCATATGGGTTTTTGGCAAATCCATATTTTCTCATAACAGCACGAATTTCGTGATCTTTAAGATCTGGATGAACATCCCAATAACGATAAAGTTTGGGTTTATCTGGACATTTGGAGTAATCATTATCACCAAAACGAATCAAAGATTCACCTTCAATCTTCCAACCACGGGATGCATCAGTTTCACCAATGTAAAAACAAAAGTCTCTACGACCAAGTTCAATTAGTTCAATCCAACTAGGAAATTGATGGCAGTAAATACGATTCTTATTTTCAGGAACAGTATCGTCAATATAAAATGGATCGCTCACTTTAATGGCATCAAGAAGACCGTTTGACATAATAAAAATGTTGCTAGGTGTCATTATACAATAAAAAAGGGGGTTTGTGCCCCCAATGTGTCAGTTTTTTAACTGTCCTCAGTCATCATAAACTCTACACTCTAATGCGTCAGGATGTAAATCGCAGTAAAGTTCTAATGGTGTTGGGTCGTGCGAATCTTCTGGGTGATTCTCTTTGTAAACTTTAAGTGCCTCTAATTCTTCTTCTGTATGTCTCCTTGATTGTGGAGAAATTGTGGGGTCATTCAACAGATCCACATCCCTCTGAATGTGTTGGTCGATGTTGTCCATAGTTTTGTAGCGTATTGATATATTTATTTTTTATTCACTCAAAGAAGAACCTCTCCAATTCTTCGGAGCAGGAGGATCGCATTTACCTTCAAGTGAACGAACCATAAGTTCAGTGAACTTTTCCATTTTTTCTGCAGAAACTGTTTGTGGAGCATATGTAATTGCATCTTTAAGTGCAACAAGATCATCCCATTCTTCTTTTGTAAGAACTTCGGTGCCAGTTTTTGCGAGAGTCATAAGTTTCTTGCGATGTTTCTCAATATTAGCATTTCAATACATTACTATCTAGAAACTTAATGTTTTCTTTGGGATCAAGACACATTACTTAATAAAATTGTCGAAAGCATCAAGGTCAGATTTGAGTTCTTTTTCTCTTTTTTGGTCGTGATAGTAAGACCATAGAGCATTGTGAACGTCCATCAGATGGTCTACCCAGAAACCAGTGGGATAGATTCCAAGTGCATCTTGAAGACCACGATGACTCGTTCCTTCCTCTTCTGCTTTACACATAATATAGCAGATTGCCTGAACCATATCAAGTTTATCTTCTTCAGAAAGCATAAAATACTTTCCTACTGCCCGTTGCTTTGCCTCTTCATTTGCTTTTTGAAGTTGCTTACAAGCATCAGAATCCCACCATTCCTGCCAGGAGTTTTTCTTTTCAGTCATCTTTACCAAAGATAGTTCCAAAGAAACCAGAATCTCCTGGTTTACGATTTTCCAGTTTATCTAGAATCGCATCAGTGCTTTGAAGTGATTCAATACGACTGATAAGATCTGCGATTACACTACAAACCATCGGGCGTTCTTGACGAGCAGCGTATGCTAATGCATTACGCAGTGCTGCTTCTGCTTCTTTCAGTGATTCTTCAACAGATTGTGATAATGCCATTACTTAACCTCACTTTTAAATAAATTATGATAATAAAGAATATCTGGATTCTCTAAATCTTTACAACGGGGATAATAGATGCCGTCTTTATAACAACCATCTTTTGGATCTTGTTTATCGTATTTTAACACATAATTGGGTGGTTGTCTAAAGTTACATAAGTCACCTTGTTTTTCCATAAAATTAGAAAAACACAATCCCCCTATAATCGGAGCAATTGCTTTTAGTTGCCATAACCAAAGTTCTGCCATTACTCCTTAATCCAGAAACCATCAGCAGTCATAGTCCATCCAGAAGCAACCATTTCATCATAAGTCATTGGTACTTTTTTAATAAGATAAGAACCATCACCTTGATCCACCCATTCTACTTGATCACCTTCTTTCAGATTTGCTGCTTCTAGCAAATCATCAGGAAATGATACGCAGTATATATATTCATCAGTATCTTCATCTCTGACTTCTTCAACTGGAAGAACCCACTTTTTTACTTTATCTTCTTTTGCACCTGGAGTCCATTCATATCCACCTTCTTTACGAATTTCCTCTATTTCTTTTTGAAGACTTGTATTTGATTTTTTATGTTCTTCTGGATAATAGTTCTCTTCCCAGAAATCATTCCAAGATTTTTGACACTCTGGTGATGGGTCATCTTTATCACAACTCAGAGGTTCTTTATTATTTACAATGGCATACTCTAGGTCACTATGACCCCAAGGACGCATACTATCATCCACACTTTCATCCTTCACTGGACGATGACCACTCAACAGTTCTAGAAGACCATAAGCACGACTAGCATGATCTTTGTAATAGTAATAATCTTCACGAACTGCTTCACGAATCGCAGAATAAATTTCGTGAGGTGATGCTTCTCCAGAACTTAAAGCATCATGCACCCACTCTTGAAGTTTTTCAAGAGAATACTTTTTGTAATCAAGATTGGAAGTCATTGAGGAAATCTTGGATCGCTTGCTCTATAATAACCTGAATTTCAGCAGAAGTCAAGCCATTCAACCACTTCCAATTTGGGTCTTCTTTGTCCCAATCCATTGAGAATGACCCATCTTCATTTTGTGTTATCTTAAGGCTATCAGCACTCATCACAGTCAGTTTCCTTATGCTTTTTACGAATTTTTTTAAGTTGCTTAAGTTCTTCCTTAATCATTTTATATGCTTCTTCACTTCCAATTTTATCACCAATTTCAAGGGCAACAATAATATCTACTCGGGTTCCAAAGTGTGCGAGTGCTTTTTCAAAACAATCTAAATCATACATCGTAATTAATCCCACAACGTTCGGCAATAATATCTATACGGGCATCCAAGGAGTTTTCCATACGATAAAGTTCGTTAGTTGTTTCTACATTTTCTTCCTCAAGACGTTTTACATCGAGAATCAGA